AAGAGTTTTAGTAAAAGAAAATCCAATCGGTAGATTTCCAGCTAACGTGATGCACGATGGAAGCGCTGAGATTCTGCAAGGCATGGGCGAAGCGGCACGATTCTTCTACACGCCTAAAGCCTGCAAGGATGACCGGGACGATGGATGCGAGATGATGCAGGAGAAAACACATAAAGGTCTTTATGGAAATGGTATTCAAGATGCAAGACCACACATGGGGCAGGATTATGTGTACGAAGGTAAATCTCGCAACTTCCACCCGACCGTAAAGCCTACCGACCTAATGCGCTACTTGTGCCGTATGGTTACACCTACCGGCGGTATCGTGCTAGACCCCTTCACCGGATCAGGTAGCACCGGGCGCGGTGCAGTACTTGAAGGGTTCCGGTTCATTGGTTGCGAGATGGATGCAGACTACATCGAGATAGCGAAAGCCCGTATCCTTGCAGCTGAGAAAGCGTACCAGCCTTGCCTGATATTCGATTAGTCTTACCAAGGCCGCATGAAGCCCAGCAGGTCATCCTGCGGGAAGCCAAGCGGTACAACGTGCTTGCCTGTGGCCGTAGGTTCGGTAAGACCACACTGGGCGGTAACCTCTTATCTGACCCGGTGCTTATTGACGGCTTGCCCTGCGCTTGGTTTGCACCTACCTACAGGCTCCTAGAAGAGGCATACGCCGATCATAAGCGCATCTATGCTCCGGTTATCCGGCGGGCTGTACAAAGCCCCGCACCGCGCATCGAGCTTATAACCGGCGCAGCAATCGATTACTGGACTTTAGATGACCCTAGCACCGTTGCCCGTGGTCGTAAGTACAAGCGAGTAATCATCGATGAGGCGGCAATGGCTAGACACTTGGAACAGGCCTGGACTGAAGCCATCCGCCCAACGCTTACCGATTACAAAGGCGATGCTTTCTTTCTCAGCACGCCTAAAGGCTCCAACTACTTCCGCACCCTCTACAACCAAGCCGCCACCGATGCCGACTGGATGTCTTGGCAGATGCCAACAACGGCTAACCCTTGGATTGATCCGGAGGAAGTAGACAAAGCTGGGGAGTCACTGCCTAGCATAGCCTTCCGACAAGAGTACTTAGCCGAGTTTGTGGATGCTGCGGGAGCAAGAATCAAGCGGGAGTGGCTACGGTACGGTGATTGCCCCGAAGGGTTGCCTACCTATATCGGGGTTGACCTTGCCATTAGCACTAAGAGTGAAGCCGACTACACCGGGGTAGCGGTAGTGAGCCGTGGTGATGATGGGACGATCTACGTTAGAGACATCAACCGTACTCGCGCGGACTTTGCTTCCGTGCTACGCTTCATCGAAGCGATGGCGGCTAAGTGGAATCCTAGTATGATCGGCATCGAGCAGGTGCAGTATCAAGCCGCTGTCGTGCAGGAGCTTCTAAGGCGCACAAAACTTCCTATCCGGGGCATCCGGCCAGACCGTGACAAAGTGACCCGCTTTGCGCCTCTGGAAGCCCGGTACGAGCAATCACAGGTTATGCACTGCCAAGGCCTACCGGCTTACTTTGAAGATGAGCTGCTATCCTTCCCGGTTGGTCGGCATGATGACGTGGTTGATGCCCTGGCGTACGCGTGGCAGGTGTGCGGATCAAAGCGTTCTTGGGGAGCCGTGTAGTTACGTGCGGTTACGTGCGAAATACGAGCGCACGTAAAATATATATCCCTATACCCTTGCAAGATATACACGGGCGGTGTATATTATTGACATCAAGCAGGGAGATAGAACAATGGAAAATTACTTCGACTTTTACGTTATCAAGGTTTCAAGCACACGCAAGACAGACCTTAAGAAGGCCGGCATCGATGCCGCAGACATCAACTCGGTATTCGATGGTTATGCTCAGTATGGCCGCAACAGCTACCGCCGCTACATCTACACAAGCAGTGTAGGCTTTCAGTCCAACGTTGCTGGTGGACTCAACGAAGAATCGAAAGCCATCATCGCAAAGTACCATGCACTCGGACTTGATGTAGATACCCAGTACATCACAAGAGACTAGACGATAGGAACCCACAGGCCCCCGCAAGGGGGCTTTTTCTTTTTGTGGGATACTGCTAGCATGGGTATCTTTGACCGCTTCCTTGGGCGTAAGGCCGCCGCTAATCCTACACAAGCATTGCCATTGCCACTCAGCCAGTCTAGAGACATCTACCTCACTGGGTACGGCTCTGGACAGCTGCAAACCTTGCTACGCCGGGCGCTCCCTGGAAGTACTAAGGACTGGGCTAGAGTAGCCGGTGACCTTGGGCTGAATGGCGTTGTCGCTAGTGCCATCGATTGGTATGTGCGTAACTACCCACAGGCCACGCCGCGCTACTACCGACCGGTAGACAGCCAGCAGGCAGAACCGGTAGAAGACCACCCGGTATTGCAGCTCATGGCTCAACCTGATCCGATGATTATGGGGTCATTATTTTGGGGCTGGGTCATTCAAGATTTCAAATTGTTTGGCAACACGTACCTGAGAAAGATTCGCTCCTCCACCCGTGGCACGGTGACCGCTTTGCAGTTTCTGCCGCAGGATATGGTTAGACCGGTTGGTAATGGTGTCAACCCTTTGACGCACTACGTCTACACCACCGATGGGCGCTCTTTTGATATCCCGGTATCCGACATCATTCATATCCGGTACGGCAGAGACCCTAGCGACATCCGGCTTGGTAGGGCGCCGCTTACCGCTGTACTGCGGGAGATTGCAACCGATAACACCGCATCCACTACCGCATACGGACTCTTGGCTAACGGGGCTATGCCTAGCCTGATTGTCGGGCCTGATGCCAAAGAGACAACCGTAGACATGAGCATGGACGATGCCCGACAGGTCAAGCGGCAACTTCACGAAGACCTTACCGGGGACGGGTCCGGCGGTATCGTGGTTATGACCGGTGCGTATAAGATGGATAGGGTTAGCCTTACGCCTTCCGAGCTTGCTCTGGATTCGGTTAGGCGTGTACCGGAGGAGCGCATCTGTTCAGCCCTTGGCATCAACCCTATGGTCTTAGGGCTTGGTTCAGGCTTAGAGCGGTCTACCTACAGTAATTACGAACGCGCCCAGCAAGCGGCATGGGAAGATGGCATGGTGCCTTTGCTCCGTACCTTGGCGGATGCTATCACTGCCGACCTGCTGCCGGAGTACCCGGAGACACAGCAGGGTGATTACGTTATGTACGACCTTGAAACGGTCAGGGCGCTTGCCGACGATATGCAAGCGGAAGCGGTAAGAGCCGAGAAACTGTACAAGGCGGGCATTATTGATCGTGCGGAAGCCAAGCGTATAGCAGGGCTGGAAGCCGTGCCGGAAGATGAAGGGCAGCTACACCCAACGGCAATCCCGGTACAAAGCGGCGGTGGCTTTGAAGGTGCAGCCGTTCGGTCTTACGATGTGAAGTTCCGCCCAACAGAAGCAATGCGCACTGCCGCGCAACGGGCGCTTGATTGGAAGGCTGAAGGTTTCGACGGCGGCACACGGATAGGCTTGGCAAGGGCTAACCAAATCGTGAATGGTGAGAAACTGAGCGAGGATACTATCCTCCGGATGTACTCGTTCTTTAGCCGCCATGAAGTAGACAAACAGGCTGAAGGCTTCAACGCTGGTGAGGAAGGGTTCCCCAGTCCGGGGCGTGTAGCCTGGGACTTGTGGGGCGGCGATGCCGGGTACCGCTGGTCTACAGCAAAGCGTGACCAGATGCAGGGTGAAGAGTCCAAGTCTACCGATTGTTGCACTCCGGGGGTAGTGTACAAGTCTCACCCTTTTTACGGGTACGAGCTGGAGATCAGCTCAAGCGAGTAGACAGCGGGACGGGCAGGATATATGCCGCTGGGCAGAATTACCGCAATGACCTGCTGGAGCGTGAAGGCGTAGCCATCAGCCGGATGCAACGCGCATACAAGGCGGCAACGAAGGCGAGCATCGATGAGCTTGAAGCGCTGGAGGGTAGGATAGCAGAGCGTGAAGCAAACGGGGAACCGCCATCCGAAACCATACTCTGGATGCGTCAGAGGATTATCGAAAATATCGAACAACTGGGGAAGAACCTTAAGAAGTTCAGCATCGAGGGGGCGCAGATAACCGCAGATGGACAACTTGAATCGGCCATCCTTGCGAACGAGGCAACTCAACGCCTCGCTGAAACGGCAGCGGGAAAAAAGCCAGCCAACGTTAGCGTTAGTATGGGATGGACAAACCTACCTGACGAGGCCCTCCAAGCGTTTGTCGGCATGGCTGGTGATGGCAGCCCTCTGGCGGTCTTATTTGACTCAATCCCTCAAGTAACCACCGATGCCATGCAGA